TGCCAAGTTGATGCTGGAGCGCTTGGCAAACGATACGCTCTAACAGCCCCGCTACCGCAGCCCCGCCACCGTTGAGTGCGCCCGCTGCAGAGTAAGCCCGCTAGGCGAGCACATAGGCAAAAACAAGCATAGAGAAATGGAGATAAAAAATGTCTGATATTAGGAATCTGCACGAGAAGCGTGCAAGCCTTTTGACTGAAGCGCAGTCAATCGTTACTGACCTTGCCGCGAAGGGCGAGGCGCTTGAAGGTGAGTCACAGGCCCGCTTTGAAAAGCTGACTGCTGAGGCTGCTACGGTTGCCGCTGCAATCCGCTCTGAGAAGGAAGCCACCGAAGCCCGCACCGCTGCTGACGCTGCACGCGCAGAGTTTGCTGCTGTGATTGCTCCGGCTGCTAAGGCTGATGCTGATGAGAATGCGGAGCTCCGCGCTCTTGCTCGCAACGGCGGCACACGCACCTTTGAATACCGCGATGTGACAAAGTCAACGGGGCTGGGCAACCCAGTCACGATTGCTGACCGAGTCAATGTTGTTGCGGGGCAGTTCAACCCATTCCTTAACCCAGATATCGTTACGGTTATCCGCGCAAGCACCGGCAATACGCTTTCCATTCCACGCGTCACGGCGCTTGGTACGGCTGGCAGCATTGCTGAGGCTGGCACCATCCAGGAATCTGACGGCACACTTTCCAAGCTGGATTTGAGCCCAGTTAAGTGGGCCACCCTCATTCAGGTGTCAGACGAGTTGGCAAACGATGCAGCCTTTGATTTGTCTGCAATGATTGCGGACAAGTGCGGGCAGGAAGTGGCAGTAGCACACGGGGCATTTGCTGGTACAGCAATTGCTGCGGCGGCAACTGTTGGCGCAACTGGCTCAGGCACCGTTTCGGTAAATCCTACATTTACCGATTTGGCAAAGCTCAAGAGCTCGGTCAATCAGGTCTACAGGCGAGCGCCTAAGGCTGGTTGGTTGATGAATGACACCACGCTTGGTGTTGTGACGGGATTGGTTGACACTGTTGGCCAGCCGATTTTCCGCCCAGGTGATGCAAATAACGCTGACCGCCTGCTTGGCGCGCCGGTTTATTCTGCAGCACTCATTGACCTGACCGATGACACCGCAGGCGCAATCCTGTTTGGTGACCTTGGACAGATTTACACGGCGCTTGTTGGCGGCGTGCGCATTGATGTTTCGCGTGAGTATGCCTTCAACCTTGGGTTGGTTTCATACCGCTGCGAAGTGCGCGGTGCTTCGGGTCTTGTTCAGGCTTCGGCTGTCAAGAGCTACAAGAGCGCAAATGTTGCCTAATTGCTGAAAGCAGCAATTAGTAACTGACGAAAGGGGCTGGGCGAAAGCCCAGCCCCTTAGTCTTAGAAAGGAAAGCAATGCTGGTACGGATGCTTGAGAGAATCCTTGGCACGCGGGATGGCAAACCTTGGCCGCCACGCGGCGGGGTGATTGACTTGCCAGACAATGAGGCGCTTGCCCTATTTGCGCACGGCTACGCTCAGCCTGTACCCCCTGCTAAAACCCCCGCATTTGCCCCTACGGAGCCCGTAGAGGCGGCTTTAATCCACGAGGCTAGGGAGATAGCCACCAAGCCAGCGCGCAAGCTGGGGAAAAAGGGTAAGCCAGAATGAGCCAGCATATAAGCAGCCGGCAAGTCACCGTAGGCACAGCAGCCACCCCGATTGGTGAGGGGATGGTTTCAGGTTCCACATTCCACCTTTATGCAGAGGCTGGTGGCAACGCTACTATTTATGTTGGCAGTTCCAATGTGACGGTTGCCAATGGATACATCCTGCATAAGGGTTTGCCTATTGTTATCTCAGTGCCAGAGCGGGTGCAGTTGTATGCTATAGCGAGCAATGCAGGGGAAAAAATCAGCGTATTACAAATCGGAGGCATTTAAATGAGCTACGCAACGCTGGCACAGTTTAAGCAAAGCATTGGCATTGGCACGGCTGATACCACTGACGATACCGCACTACAGTCTGTGCTTGACGCAACTGATGCGCTGATTGACCTTTACACAGACCGCAAGCAAGGTTTTGGCACTGCAACGGAAACGCGCTACTACACCGCTGGTGATTGGTCATACATTCTCACTGATGACCTTGTGAGCGTGAGCAGTTTGCAGACTGACGATAACGCTGACGGCACTTATGAAACCACTTGGACTGCTGGCACTGACTATGTGCTTGCACCACGCAATGCGGCGCTTGACGGCTGGCCATACACAGAAATTGACACCAGCACCGCAGCTCCGCGCGCATTCCCTGTTGCTGTTTATCTAGGTGTGAAGGTGACGGGCGTATTTGGCTGGCCCGCAGTGCCACAGGCGGTAGTGCAAAGCGCATTAATCCAAGCAGGTGCTGTTTGGTCATCTCGCACTTCGCCATTTGGAGTTATCGGCTCACAAGAGCTTGGGGGAATTTTGCGCCAGACACGCGCGCTGCATCCTGAAGCGCAGGTGCTGCTTGATGCGTACCGCAAGCGTGATGGGTTGGCGCGGTGAGTTTTAACGATGTCACAATTATCAACGCGCTCGCTGCGCACCTAGAGGCGGCAACACCGCCAACCGGCTACGCTCTGCGCAAGGTGCACGCGTACCCGCCAGATAATTTGGCTGTGGTGCCAGCGGCGGTAATTGTGCCCGCTGATGACACGGTGAGCTATGGCGCTGCTAATCGGCAGATTACGCTTAACCTTGCAGTCACCCTGTACCTAAACCCGCAGGCTGACCTTGCCCGCAAGTATCAGGATTTGATGACTTGGCGCACCTGGCTGCGGGATAGCCTGATTAACGGCGTGACGCTCAATGGCACTGACGCGGTGGCGCAAGCCAGCGTGACGGGCACGAGCATCGGCAATGACCAATGGGCAGACCAAGATTACTTGACCGTGACGGCTACGGTGGAAATCTCAGCAGTGGAGGCTATCGATGCCAGCGCGTAAAGTGGTGGAAACACCAGACCAAATTGCGGTGCAGTTTGTGCAGGGCTCTCTGCCTAGTGGAGAGTTTGTAAATGGATTGCCAGCCGATGGCTCTACAATCAGCGTGCCTGCTACAATCGCACAGGCGTGGATTCAGGCGGGCGTTGCCAAGCCTGCAAATGTAAGTGCCGCACCAGCGGCTGATGTAAAGGAGTTTGACTGATGCCAGCAGCCTCTGCCGGTAATGTGATTTTTAGCAAGCTGGTGGCCTTCAGCGAGGCAACACCAGGCACTACGCCAACGCTTACGAGCGGCGGGCGCAAACTACTTGTGAGCCCTACGGGCATCCTCTCACCTAACACCACCATAGAGCTTGGGGCAGAGCGCAGCGTTGCACTCCGCAACCCACTCATTGCAACCACCGGCACGATTGTTAGCGTTGAGCCTACGCTGAGCGCGAGCGTGCCAGCAGTCAGCATTGGTGAGTTGCCAATTTGGCTTTCAATGACAAAGACTGTAACCCCAAGCGGCACGGCTGCGCCATATGCGTGGGATTACTCATACTCAATGACCGCCGCCAATAACCCTAAGAGCTACAGCCTTGTGGCAACTGACGGGCAACAGCAGTATGTGGTTGATTACTGCTTGGCTGAGTCAATCACCATTGCGGCAGACCGCAGCGGGCTCACAAACCTGAGCGCCAACCTGTTTGGTCAGGCAATCACCAAGAATAGCGACACGCTCGCTGACGGCACGCCAACCAGCCCATTTATGGCTGGGCGTTTGTGGAATGCCTACCAGAGCGGCACGGTATTTCCAGGTACTGCCTCAGGCACGGCCTACCAATACCTGCTTGATTTCTCGCTTGAGTTCAACGCTGGTATTACCAAGCAGGCGTACCTTGCTGGCACCACCACCTTTAGCACGCACAGCGAGAGCAACCCATTTACTGGCACACTGACGATGACGGTAAGCAGCACTGCTTCAGCAGTCAGCACTTGGTATGACGCATACCAGGCTGCAACACCTGTAGGGGTGCGCTTGACTTGGACTAACGGCACATACAGCGCGCACATTCTTGCAATGGTGGTACCTACAGAGGTGCAGCCGATGTCAGGGAGTGAGGACGGGCTAACCGTGATGGCAGTGACCGGCACGCTGGTATATGACGCTACGAGCGCCAAGAGCCTGCAGATTGTGGTGAATAGCGATTTGAGCGCCTTGCCATAAGGCT